AAACGCGGCGCTTTTGGGTGCCGCGTTTTTGTTTGGGTTGGTCTGTGCCAAAGCCGTTAGTTGGGCAGAACCTCAACGAGGATTTTGGCAGGCAGTTGGAACGTCGAGCTGGCGCTGTCAGAGGCGGGGCCGGCTTGCACCGTGCCAAAGAAGCAGGCGGCGGCAAGTGACAGTCTTAAAGTCCAGGACGGCGTCGTATTGGCAGCGATACGCATCTTGGTCACCCTTCATTTATCCAACTCAAATCCACCACAGAAAGGTTTAGTTTTTGATAAGGGCGCAATTGGGGCGGTTGGGTTCCGATTTGGAAACACTGCGTTTCGACGCCTGTGCAACAGCTGCGCACTCTCAGTTAATCTATTGAAAATACGTGTAATATTGATTTTTACCTTGAGTTTGTGTTATCTCTGTTTGGGCTGGAACCACGCGGGTGAAAGGCGGAACGCCGGAAAATTGGGCGGGAGAATTCGTGTGTGGCTTGTGCGGAGGGGCAACTGCGCATGAGAGGCAAAGAGCAGCAATGACACAACATTTCACGCCTTCGGGTGGACGCGTACTGGATCAGGAACTGGACGCGCTGCAACTCCTGTTGCGGCGGATGACCGACGAGTTGGAGCGGGTGAAACACGCGTTGCAACATGAGGGGCCGCAGGCGGCGACGGCGGGGCGTCGGGTTCTGGCAGAAGTGCGGCAGTGCATGCGATTGGCGCTATTGGTGGAGAGAGACATTGACCAGCGCACCGCAACAGACCGTCCGGCAGGACACTCACAGCTTGACCTCGACGCCGCGCGATCTTCGATCGGGCGCCGGTTGGATCGCCTCCGAACCGCGCGCGGTGCAGAGTGAGTTTTTGGACAGCCTGACGGAAGGGGAGCTCTTGGCGCTCCCCTTTTTGTTTGAGTTCTGGGCCATGCCACATCAATTGCCGCCAGAGGGCGACTGGAAGACCTGGGTGATCCTGGGTGGACGTGGCGCGGGAAAAACGCGGGCCGGGGCTGAATGGGTGCGGAGGATGGTGGAAGGGGCCAAGCCGCAAGATCGCGGGCGGGCGCGGCGGGTAGCTTTGGTGGGGGAAACCATCGATCAGGTGCGCGAGGTGATGATTTTTGGCGAAAGTGGCTTGATCGCCTGTGCGCCGCCGGATCGGCGCCCTGTGTGGGAAGCGGGGCGGCGGCGGTTGGTGTGGCCCAATGGCGCGGTGGCGCAGGCGTTTTCGGCGCATGATCCGGAGAGCTTGCGGGGACCGCAGTTTGATGCCGCCTGGGTCGATGAGCTGGCGAAATGGCGCAATGGTCAAGAGACATGGGACATGTTGCAGTTTGCGCTGCGGTTGGGGGAGAACCCACGTCAGGTGGTGACAACAACGCCGCGAAATGTCGGGGTTCTGAAACGGTTGCTGCAGGTGGAGAGCACGGTGCAGACCAGTGCGCCAACGCAAGCCAACCGCGCCAATCTGGCGGAGAGTTTTTTGGCAGAGGTGGAGGCGCGCTATGCGGGCACGCGATTGGGGCGGCAGGAACTCGAAGGTGTGTTGATGGAGGATGCCGAGGGGGCATTGTGGACGCGGGCGCAGTTGGATGGGTTGCGGTGTGAAGACCTGCCGGAGATGGACCGGATTGTGGTAGCGGTGGATCCACCGGTGACGGGTCATGCTGGCAGCGATGCGTGTGGCATCGTGGTTGTCGGGGCAGTCACAAAAGGGCCGGTGCAGGACTGGCGCGCCTATGTCTTGGATGATGCCACGGTTCGGGCGGCCACGCCGGATGCTTGGGCGTGGGTGGCGTTGGCAGCGATGGAAAGCTGGGGCGCGGATCGGCTGGTGGCGGAGGTCAATCAGGGCGGCGATCTGGTGCAGTCTATGATCAATCAGGTGGACCCGTTGGTGCCCTTTAAGGCGGTGCGGGCCAGTCGGGGCAAGGTGGCGCGGGCAGAGCCGGTGGCGGCGCTTTATGAGCAGGGACGGGTGTCCCATCGCGCAGGGCTTGGGGACCTGGAAGATCAGATGTGCCTGATGACGGCACAGGGCTTTGTGGGTTCCGGCAGTCCGGATCGCGTGGATGCATTGGTCTGGGCGCTGCATGAGTTGATCGTGGAGCCATCGGCGCATTGGCGACGCCCGAGGCTTCGGGAGCTGTGACGCAACAGCTGCGTACGGTGAGAAAGCTACAATTTAAGACAAACCCATCAGAACTGTATGTGTCCAAAGCGGACGGACCAAGTTGAGCGGGTCGCCAGAGTGGCGGCGCAGAGATCCGGGAGCGGCAGAGCATGCTAGGGAAGTTTTTGCAAAAGAAGACCCCAGAGGCAGCGCCTCAGGTGAAGGCCAGTGCGACAGGCAAGGTGGTGAGCTATCACAGCGCTGGCCGTGCGGCCTGGAGCCCGCGCGATACGGTGTCGCTGACCCGCACGGGGTTTGCCGCCAATCCGGTGGGGTTCCGTGTGGTGCGGATGATTGCCGAGGCGGCGGCGGCGTTGCCGTTGGTTTCGCAGGATCAGCGCCAGCGGTTTGAGACCCATCCTGTGTTGAAGCTGTTGACCGTGCCAAATGGGGCGCAGGGGCAGGCGGAGCTGTTTGAGGCACTGTACGGCCAGATTTTGTTGTCGGGTGACGGATATGTCGAAGCGGTAGGCGGCGACAGTGGTGCGCCGGTAGAGTTGCACGTGCTGCGCTCGGATCGGATGAGTGTTGTGCCTGGTTCGGACGGGTGGCCGGTGGGGTATGAGTATGCGGTTGGTGCGCGAAAACATCGGTTTGCGGTTGGCGAGATTTCTCCAATTTGCCACATCAAAACGTTTCACCCGCAAGACGATCACTATGGGTTGTCCCCGATGCAGGCAGCGGCCATGGCGATGGATGTGCACAACAGCGCCTCGCGCTGGTCCAAAGCGCTGCTGGACAATGCGGCGCGACCTTCGGGGGCGATTGTCTATCGCGGGCATGACGGGCAAGGCAGCCTGTCATCAGATCAATATGACCGATTGGTCAGTGAGATGGAGAGCCACCATCAGGGCGCGCGCAATGCGGGACGGCCGATGTTGTTGGAAGGCGGACTGGATTGGAAACCCATGGGGTTTTCGCCAAGCGATATGGAATTTCACAAGACCAAGGATGCGGCGGCGCGGGAGATTGCGCTGGCCTTTGGGGTGCCGCCGATGCTGCTCGGCATTCCGGGGGACGCGACCTATGCGAATTACCAAGAGGCCAATCGGGCGTTTTACCGGCTGACGGTGCTGCCGCTTGCGGCGCGGGTGACGGCGGCGGTGGGCACGTGGTTGGCGAAATACACTGGCGAAGAGATCATCTTAAAACCGGATCTGGATCAGGTGCCGGCCCTGGCCGTTGAGCGGGACGCGCAATGGGCGCGGGTTGCGGGCGCGGTCTTCCTGTCGGATGCGGAGAAGCGGCGGTTGCTGGGTTTGCCAGTTGAGCCGGATGAGGGCGCGCATGGGTGATCCGAGATACGGGTTTGAGAGTTTTGATTGTGCGCCGGGGCTGCGGCTGGAGGCGCATGAGAGGGTGGCGAAGTTGCAGTTTGAGAGTTTGAACCGGCGTTTGGACAAGATCGAACAGCTGATTGAGCGGTTGGAGCGGCGGTTGTGGCTGACGGTCTATGGCGTAGTGGGCGTGATCCTGGCGCAGGCGTTTCAGTCGGTTCTCAGTGTGACGCCATGAGTGAGGAGTGTGTGATGCAAGACAGTGGTTTGGAGCGGAAGTTTGCACGGTTCGGCGATGGACTGAGCGTCGAAGACGGGCAGGTGATCAGCGGGTATGCTAGCTTGTTCGGCACGGCGGATCGAGGTGGCGATATCGTGCAGAAAGGGGCCTATGGCGCATCCTTGGAGCGGCTGTCCAAAGAGGGGCGCCAAGTGAAGATGCTGTGGCAGCATGATCCGGCGCAACCCATCGGCCTTTGGGAAGAGGTGCGCGAGGATGATCGTGGACTTTGGGTCAAGGGGCGGTTGCTTGACGATGTGGCCAAAGGGCGCGAAGCGGCGGCCCTGATTGCGGCGGGGGCGATTGACGGGCTGTCGATTGGCTACCGTACCAAGAAGGCCAGCAAGACGACACAGGGCCAGCGGCTCTTGATGGAACTGGAGCTTTGGGAGGTGTCGCTTGTGACCTTTCCGATGCTGCCCAGTGCGCGGTTGACCGCAAAAGAGGACGCTCTGCTGCCCTTGCGGGAAGCGGCGGCCTACCTGCGGAGCATCAGCCGCGGGATGGCGGCGCAGTAAGCGCCAGAACAAAACGGGAAGTCAGTGATGAGTAAGACCGAGACAGAGTCTCGGATCGGGGAAGGCGTGTCTCCGGTCCAGGAAATGAAGTCTGCTGTGGCGGAGTTCGCCAGCAGTTTCAATGCCTTTCGAGGTGACATTCACGCGGAAATTAAACAACAGAAAGAGCGATTGACAATGCTTGAACGCAAATCGACACAGGCGGCGCGGCCGCCTTTGGCGGCGGCAACGGACTTTGACGCGCCACACCAGAAAGCCTTTGATGCCTATCTGCGCACCGGAGAGGATGACGGGCTACGTGGGCTTGAGCTGGAAGGCAAAGCCATGGCCACGTCGGTGAACAGCGACGGCGGCTATTTGGTGGACCCGCAAACGGCTGAGACCATCAAATCGGTGCTCAACAGTACGGCCAGCATCCGCGCGATTGCCAATGTGGTGACCGTGGAAGCGGGGTCTTATGACGTGCTGATCGACAGTTCGGAAACTGGCGCCGGCTGGGCGGATGAGACCACTGCGACCACCGAGACCGGCACGCCGACCATCGAGCGCATCGCCATTCCGCTGCATGAGCTGTCGGCTCTGCCCAAAGCGTCGCAACGGCTGTTGGATGACAGTGCCTTTGACATTGAGGCCTGGCTGGCGGGGCGCATTGCCGACAAGTTTGCACGGGCGGAGGCGGCGGCCTTTATCACCGGCGATGGGGTCGACAAGCCAACCGGCATTCTGACCCACACGGCGGTGGATGACGGCAGCTGGAGCTGGGGCAACATTGGCTATGTGGCGACGGGCGTTGATGGGGATTTCAACGGCGGCGATACACTGGTGGATCTGGTCTATGCCTTGGGCGCGCAATACCGTGCCAACGGCAGTTTTGTGATGAATTCCAAAACAGCCGGCGCGGTGCGCAAGTTGAAAGACGCAGACGGGCGGTTCTTGTGGTCTGATGGGTTGGCGGCGGGTGAGCCTGCGCGTTTGCTGGGCTATCCGGTGCTGATTGCCGAAGACATGCCGGATATCGCGAGTGGTGCCGATGCGATTGCCTTTGGCGATTTTGCGGCTGGATACACGGTGGCAGAGCGTCCGGACCTGCGTGTGCTGCGTGATCCCTTCAGCGCCAAGCCACATGTGCTGTTCTATGCCACGAAACGCATTGGCGGCGATGTCAGTGACTTTGCTGCGATCAAGCTGCTGCGCTTTGCGGTGAGCTGATTTCCTGGGTGGGTGGGGCGCGTAAGCGCCGTCATCCGGGCGCGCGTCGGACTACACACGTTGTCTGGCTTACCCCCTCCGTTGAAGCGACGTGAGGACGCGCGCCCAACAAAGACCATCGAGAATTTTGGAGTTGTTCCATGATGTTAGTCGAAGAGACCTCGGTGCCGACGGAGGCGCTGCCGGTTCAAGATTTTCGAGATCACACGCGGCTTGGAAGCGGGTTTTCTGACGATACGTTGCAGGACAGCGTTTTGGAGAGTTTTTTGCGCGCAGCGATCAGCGCGGTGGAAGCGCGGACCGGCAAAGTTATGTTTCAACAGACGTTTGGCTGGACGGTCTATGGTTGGCGCGATGGGGCTGCGCAGGGCTTGCCGGTGGCACCGGTGTCTGAGGTTGTGGACGTAATGCTCGAAGATGCGCAGGGGGCGGTGGTTTCCGTGGCGTCCAGTGCTTACCGGTTGGTCAGTGACGCGCATCATCCATGTTTGAAAGGCGTGTCCGGAGCTTTGCCAAGCATTC